TAGATGACAATATAGAATTATTGGATTCATTTGGGTTTGGTAATGTATCTCCAGCAGTATCTTACATATTAAGACCAATATCATATGATTTAGCAAGAGCTAATGCGATTGAAACAAATGACTTGGTTAGAAAATCTGCATATTCATTTGAATTAATTAATAATAAAATGAGAATATTTCCAAAACCAGAATCAACTGATGCTGGTGAAAAAATATATTTTCATTATTACAAAAGAAATAATATGACAGATGTAACTCAAGCGAAAACAAGCAATAAAGTATCCGACCCATCAAACATACCATACAAATTTATAGTATATAATGAAATAAATTCAATGGGTAGAAATTGGATTAGAAAATATACATTAGCACTGGCAAAAGAATTATTGGGTATTATCAGAAGTAAATACGCTTCATTACCACTTCCAAATGGTGAAGTTTCTATGGATGGTGAAGCATTGAAATCGGAAGGTAGAGAAGAAAAAGCAAATTTATTAGAAGAATTAAGTGAGTTTTTAGAGGCTGTTAGTAAAAAAGAACAAGCAGCTACTGAACAAGAAGTCGCTAATTCTCAACAAGAAGTATTGAACAAAGCACCATTGAAAATATATATAGGATAATTAAATGTCACAAACAAAACCATTTTTTATACCACAAAAAGAATTTGATTTAATTAATCAAATGAATGAAGAATTGATTGACGAAATCGTTGGACAATCGGTTGATATTTATAAAGTAAATGTTGAAAGAACGGAAGACAATCTATATGGTGAGTCAACTGCTAAATATTACGACATAGGATTCAGAGTTAATTGTTTGATTGAATATGCAGAACCTGAAATTATTCAAGACGAATTTGGTGCAGATTTAAATGGTAATATTAGTATGTTCTTCCAAAGAGAAAATCTATCAAGTGGTTCATTGAATTTTTATCCTGAGATTGGTGACATTGTGGATTGGAATGATTATTATTGGGAAATAAATGGAACAACAGAACCACAATTATTTGGAGGACATCCAAACTTCAAACACAACATTGTTGCAACAGCACATCGTTCAAGATTATCATCATTACAAATAGAAGAGAGGCCAAGATAATGCCAAACAAAGCAGCTAAATTAAGAAAACAAGAAAGAAGAAAGAAAAATAAGATATTAGAAAGAACAGGTAGAACACCTGCACAAATTAAAAGATTTAAAAAACGAGGTAACAATTAAATGAGTTTAGACATTTTAAAAGAGAGATTTAGTGGAAAACCAATAACTTCTCAATATGAAGACAAAATTGAAAGTAAACAAAAAACTATTGACAAGTTGGAATTAGAAGCACAAAATCTATCAAATCAGGTTTTGAATTTAGAAAAAGAAAAAAACTTTCTTGTTCAAGAATTAAACAATGCAAAGAAATTTGAAGATGGAGCAGATTCAATAAAAGAAAAAGACTACATTAATGAATTACAAATAAAAGAAAATACTATAAAAGAAATTAATTCACAATTCAATCCATTACATACAAAAATAAATAAACTACAAGATAGAATTTCTTATAAAGATGAAGTGATTGAAAAAGCTAAAAAACTTAATAAACAATTGAATGAAAAACTTAATAAGTTAAATTACAAATTAAATCACGAAACTAAAAATAGTAAAAAAGTTGTTAATGAAGTTAAGACAGAAAGAAAAAGAGTATATCAAGAGTATGTGAATAATTTAGATACATATGAAAAAGCGTTGGTATCTAAAAATGACAAGATTGACAATTATAAAACTAAATTAAAAGAATCATTAGATAAATTAAAAGAATCTAAAGATTTAATTAATGTTTTAAGAAAAGATGTTAAAGTTAATGAAAATGTAAGAGAAGAGTTAAGAAATAAAAAAGATGAAATAAAAAATTTAAATGGTGAAATTCGTTTATTGTCAAGAGAGGTAAAACATCTTTCAAATCTTTCGCATGAAAATTCTATTTTAGAATCTAAATTAGAAAAAGCTCAAAGTTTTCAAGATATAATAGTTGATAGAAAAGATGAATTTAATAAATTTTTAAAAGAGACAAATAATTTAAGCACATTTAAATTAGTTGGAACATTGGCAAAAATCTCAAGAGAAAAACAAGGTAGTGAAAAATTAACTTGGAATAAATGGCTGGAAATACCAGAAAGTAATTATTTGTTTCAATTAGATGAAACGATAGCTAAAAAAATATTTAACGAAAGTCAAATGATAGCTGATAAATCAAGAATATCATTAAAGGCTAATTTAAATGAAGCTAGACATTATACTACTGGTAGAGGTGACGCACCTGATTTAACATTAGAACCATTAAAAATATCAGGATTATCATTTTATGGAAATGTCGAAAGCACAGTTAAATCCACTGTAACTGACCCATCTTGGGGAGTTCAAGATGAAGTAACACAAATCACGGATTTAAGTGATAATCGTAATCACATAGTTGAAATGCAATCATCACATTCAGGTGATACATCTGGATTAAAAGATGGAACTACATCCATAGGTAATCCACACATAGATACAGGTTCATATGGTATAAGATTTGGATATAGACCCCCACAATCAGGTGGTGATTCAAAAGCTGATAGAATGAGTTTTACAAACACGATGTTGTTAGATGGATTTACTGCCTTTTATGTTTTACAACAACAAGATAATGCAGGTGATGATGCAGATGGTGAAACAGAAATTACTAATTTAGGACAAGCGATTGGTGAGGGAAGTGACAATCAAATTTTATTTAGAGGTAATTATGCTGGCGATGGTGGTAATGTTATCCAAGTTAAAGGAACGGATGATAGTGATAATGATTTGGCAACTGTAAATGCAAGTTCAGATGTAGTATATAATACTAAATTCTTACTAACGATTAAAAAAGCTTCACATGCTGATGGTGGATTGGTAACTGCATTTATAAATAAAACCAATGTAGGAACAACTAGTGGTTTTTCTAAAGATATAGATGTTAAAATAAATATGATTGGTGATGATAGTTTTGCTACAGATGCATTTGACTTATTTGAAATGGCGTATTACAATAGAGAGTTGGATAGTGATGAGATAGAAAAGTTACAAAATTATTTTGTTGAGAGACAAAGTTTAGTTGATAACTTTCAATAATAGAGGATACTGATGGCGGTTCAACAAATAACACACAAACGAATTACGAAGTATGATACTTCTAATCCTAACTATAAAGAAACACCTAAACCAAAACAAGAGGTAAGTGGTAATGTTATGGATGATGAAGATGTATATGGTGAAAGAAAACATACCTATATACCTGAACCAAATGGTAATCTACAAATGGAACAAATGATGGGTAAGTTGATGAACAAGTTAGATAACTTTGATTCACCAAGTCAAACTGGTACAAAAGCCATTGAAGTAGATATTAAGAAAGAGATTGCAATTGGTAAAGCTGATATGAGTAGTATTAAATCAGAAGAAGTAAAAGGTAAAGTTAATAATAAATTGGATAAATTAAAAAAACTGAGAAGACGAAATGGCGGTGAATAAAATAACAAATAAACAAGTAGTGAATAAAGAATTAGTTAATAGGGCTAATGAGGTATCTACAAAGAATACAACTATTCGTGGTAATAGAGAAACCACCATTATACCTGGCAGTAACTTTTCAGATAATTATTCCATAACTTTAAAAGATGTTGACACTGCTGTATTAAATCATATAAAAAATGTAATGAAACCAAGAGTTAGAGAAGCTAACGAAACATTTAAAATACCTGTTTATTATGGTAACGAGGAAAGATGGAAAGCTGCTAGAAAAAGAGGAGTATTAAGAGATAAAAACAATTCATTAATCTTACCATTAATTATGTTAAGAAGAACAGAGGTTGCAAGAAATGATTTATCAGGACAATCCTTTCCACATGATGTTCAAGGTAAATTTATAGATGTTGTTAGGGGTAATAAATGGAGTAAAGATAATCAATACGATAGATTTTCGGTTCAACAAGGTGTTCAACCTGTTTATGATAATATAGTTACAGGTATGCCAAATTATTCAGATATAACTTATGAATTTATTTTATGGACAAATTTTATTGAACAAATGAATCCATTAGTGGAATCTTTTGTCGACCAATCACATACTTATTGGGGTGATGGAACGAATAACAAATTCTTATGTACAATTGATAGTGTATCAGACGCATCAGAAATGAATCAAGATGGTGAAAGATTTATTAAATCTACATTCAGTGTTACAACAAAAGCATATTTGTTACCAGAGTATTTAAATTCAGTAATAACTGATAAAATATCAAATATGAGAAAATTTACAACCCCATCAAAAATTACATTTGGAACAGAT